TTCTTTTTCCCACTGCTTATCTTGCAATTGGTGGCTGGCTTACTGGCACTACTTTCGTCACGAGTTGGTACACTCACGGGTTGGCAAGTTCCTATCTCGAAGGTGCGAACTTTCTTACTGCGGCAGTTTCTACTCCAGCTGACTCTATGGGTCATTCTTTACTTCTTCTATGGGGTCCTGAGTCTCAGGGAGATTTCATCCGATGGTGCCAACTGGGTGGTCTCTGGGCTTTCGTAGCACTGCATGGTGCCTTTGCTCTCATTGGATTCATGCTCAGACAGTTTGAGATTAGTCGTCTCGTAGGGATTAGACCGTACAATGCGATTGCTTTTTCTGGTCCTATTGCCGTATTCGTTAGTGTATTTCTCATCTACCCTCTCGGACAATCGAGTTGGTTCTTTGCGCCGAGTTTTGGCATCGCGGCAATCTTCCGATTCTTACTTTTTCTACAAGGATTTCATAACTGGACACTCAACCCCTTCCATATGATGGGTGTTGCTGGTATCCTGGGAGGAGCATTGCTCTCTGCGATCCATGGTGTAACAGTAGAGAATACACTTTACGAGGATGGAGATGGAGCAAATACCTTCAAAGGTTTCACCTCAGATCAAGAGGAGGAGACTTATTCGATGGTTACTGCGAACCGATTCTGGTCACAGATTTTCGGCATTGCTTTTAGTAATAAGCGTTGGCTGCATTTCTTTATGCTCTTTGTTCCCGTCATGGGACTCTGGACAGCTTCTATCGGTATCATTGGACTTGCTCTTAATCTTCGTGCTTACGATTTCGTATCTCAAGAACTTCGTGCTGCTGAAGACCCCGAGTTTGAAACTTTCTACACTAAGAACATACTTTTGAATGAAGGCATCCGTGGTTGGATGGCAGGTGTCGATCAACCACATGAGAACTTTGTCTTCCCTGAAGAAGTACTACCAAGAGGAAACGCACTGTGAATCATTACCTTGTCCTGGTTTATTTTGTATGCTTCGCCTTGATTGCTGGTGCAGCATTTGCTATGATGTGGGGAAATTTGCAATCGATCAACGATCTGATGGATAAACCCACACCACCAAAGCATCCAGAGGCACCTGAGCCAGGAGACGAGGTAATGTATGTCGATGTCTCCAAGATGAATAACAGAGAGTTCCAACACAAGAAAGAATGGTTGGAAAATTTGTACAATGAATCTCAGGAATAAATACTCCAAATACGGAGCATAAATGGAACCTGGTAGTTGCAGCCCCGTCACTCATGTGGCGGGGTTTTTTATTGGATGGATAGCAATGGTAGTGCCACTACTAGTTGTTTTACTGTAACCCTAAATAAATATAGGATTCAACTATAAATCTGAATGGCTAGCATATTCAAGCCGAAAAGAAGTAATGTTGTAGGTCGTGTTCCCACAGTAACCGACCTAGTTGAAGGTGAAATAGGTGTCAATATACCGGACTCTAAGATCTACATCAATACTGGTGGAGTAATTAGTGTCATTGCAGACTCTGCTGCAGGTGGTGCTGGATACCAAGCATTGACTATTTCTGACAATGGTGATCTTCTTCAAGCAAATAAAAGATATGTTATTGATTCTAGTGGTGGACCTTTGAACTTTACTATGCCAACAGCACTTTTGACTGCTGGAACCTTCATTGAATTTGTAGATCTCACTGGTTTCTGGAATATAAATACTGTTACTATTAACAACACAGGTGCTACTCTATATGATGCCTTAGGAAACATTGGAGAGTTTCCACTCTATCTTGACATGGCATGGTCTGGGTTGAAAATTGTATATGATGGAGCAATCTGGAGAATGGTAGCACTAAGTTAACATGGCAATCTCACAAAGCGGATCCTATCAAGGAGATATTAGTAGATCGAATAGTTATTGGGTCTATGCACTAAGAAGAGATGGTGAAGGAATGCTTTACTTCACTAAAGTTTCTAGTGCATCTACCGAGACTGGAGTTGATGTTGGTATCAGAAGTGACGGTACGCAAGTTCCTGAGTTTGGTGATTATGCGGATTATGTTCTGGAAACGACTGCAGAGAAATCCCTCTTCAATCACCCACAAGATAAATATCAACAGTTCCGATTTGATAGTCGTAATCTAAATTATTTTATAGATGATGAAGGTTACTTCACTCTAAAAGTAACCGGTATCCACACTTACACTGGACCTGTATAAAGAAAGATGGCTGAATTTAGACTTGGTAGACTAAAGTTCAACTGGAGAGGTGCTTGGACTACCTCTACAGCATATGTAATCGATGACGTTGTTCAGGTCGGTGGCAACGTATATGTTTGTGTAATCAATCATACGTCTGCCTCAACAGAAGATAACTGGTATTCCAATGATTTCAATATTGGATCTCCTAGATGGGAACTTATGGTTCCTGGAGTTGACAGTGTTGGTGATTGGACTGGATCAGCAACTTACTTCGGTCCAAATGATGTAGTCAAATACGGTGGAGTTCTCTACAGAACAATTACTCCAAACGTAGGTACAGCATTTACAAACTCCTACTATGTTCCTTATGTCGAAGGGTATGGCAACGTATCTCCCTTCAGTACGACAACGAACTATAAACTGAGAGATGTTGTTAAATCTAATGGCAGTGCATATGTTGCTTCCACTGCGATCAGTGCATCCGAAACAACACCTGCTGGAAATAGTGACTGGGATCTGTTAGTCTCTGGTATTTCTACTTCTGGTGTATCAACTTATGCAGATGGTGTTCTGTATGATCAAGGCACTGTAGTTACCTATGGTGGTAACAGCTACATTGCTATTGGCACCACTGTACAAGATGTCAAACCAGATGGTGATGCTGATACTGCTTCCAACTGGTCACTCTTAGTCAATGGACTGAGAAACGCAGGAACTTGGAGTGGAGGATCAACATATCACAGAGGTGATGTTGTTCGTTATACAACCAGTTCTTATGTTGCAATCTCTACGATTACAACGAACAATCAACCAGATATCAGTGCTGGACAATGGGGTATCCTTGCTCAGGGTGACACTGCTGCTGTCTTGTCTCAGAGAGGTGACTTACTCACCAGAGATTCTAGTGCTGCAGTAAGACTGGGTATTGGTAGTGAGGGAACCGTTCTTAAGAGTAATGGATCTGATCCTCTCTGGGGATACTTCGGTCAGCAGACTCAGAACTATTACGTTGGACCATCTGGTGACAATGCTAATGATGGTTCTACTCCTGAAACAGCATGGAGAACTATTGGTTATGCAATGACCAATATTACAACTCCAGCAACTGTTGAGGTATTTGCTGGAACATATGCTGAGCAACTGCCTATCACAGTTCCTAAGCATACTGATATTATCGGTGCATCACAGAGACAGGTATTTGTTCAACCAGCTAATGCTGGACTTGGAACAACAACCATGTTCTTCTTGAGTGACTCCACCATTCTTGAGAACCTCACAATGAGAGGCATGTGTGGTTATGCCAAGACTAATGGATTGTCGAACTCTATTCTTGGTGTAGATCCTGGTGCAGTAGGATGCTATGTAAAACTGAATCCTACTGATTCTATTCTGAGAAAGTCACCTTACATCAAGAACTGTAGTTGTCTATCAGGACCATCAATTAGTAATAGAATTGGATTTGCTCCTAATGGATCTGCTATCGGTGCATATGTAGACGGTAATGTCCATGCTGGATTCGGTGCCACAGTTGGTAACCAGTCCATTGTTATGGACGCATACACCATGATTAATGATGAAGGCATTGGTGTATGGGTTGATAACTTAGGTAAGGCAGAGATTGTATCTGTCTTCACATACTTCTGTGACTTTGGATATACTGCCATGGACGGTGGTATCATCCGTGCTCTGAATGGTAACAACTCTTACGGTCACTTTGCACTGAATGCTTTTGGATCTTCTCCAACAGAGACTCCTATTACTGGACATTCTAGAGGTGATCAACTTCTGTTCCAGAATGGATCTCTGAAGGGTAGTACAATTACTCTTGGATCTTCGATCACTGGTTCTAGCTCTGGTGCTGTTGGATATATCCTTAATGAGCAAACTGAACAGGATGATCCATTCGTAATCTATGAATATGATTACATTGGATATGGATTTACTACCTTCGAGCAGGGTGAACTTGTTACCATCGGTACAGGAACCACTGCTCTGCTGCTCAACAACAGTGACTATGAGGGTGGACTGAAAGGATTCCTCTTCCCAGTTGCAGGTCTTACAACAACACCAGATCCTAGAGGTGTTATCCAGTTCCTGGATACTCAGTATTCTGGACTTGGTTCTGAAGGTAGATCTACATATGGATTTGGTAAAACTGACATTTCCTCTTACACTGGATTCGGTACAGACACAGGTGCTTATACCATCAGTGCTGTAACTGATTATGTTCACGGAACCTTTGGTGTCGTTGGTACATACAACACCACACAGTCTGCACTGGGTGCTCAAGGATCTTACACTAATGTAGTTACTACAAGTAATGGATCTGGAACCAGCGCACAGTTTGATATTACCATCAATGCCAGTGGACAGGTAACCAGTATTGATACTGCACAAGAAGGCACTGGATATGATGAAGGTGAGATGCTAACTGTTGATGGTGCTAATATTGGTGGTCTCGCAGGTGCTGCTATCACATTTGCTGCCTATCCAAGATATG